TTTTTCTTATCGCCAGCCTCAAGCTTTGCTTTAAGCTGCGCGAGTTCAGCTTTCAGGTCATCGATGGATTCATCTCTTTTTGAGAAGAGCGAGTCAATCGTTTCCTTCTGCTTCTCTAAAGCCTTCTTAACCTCTTCCATTTCCTGCTCTGGGGTAAGGGGTTTTACGTCATACTCCTCGGCTTTCTCTGGAAGAATCTTGGCTAAGATGCTTTTCTTAAGCGCACTGTCTCCCGTAAGATACTTCACTTTATGTTTCTCCTGAAGGATTCTGTCCGTTAAGTGTTTTGCGCCAAGCTGGGCTATCCAGTAGACAACAGGTTTGCTCTCTCCTGGGCCGAACTTGACCGCGGGTTGACCCCCTGCGTAAATTGTAAATTCTTTATCATCTACATTTACGAAAGTGGTCGTGTCAATCGTTGGATTGATTTTTGTCATGGTTTTGAAGAACGGGGGTCCGCGAGCTTGCGCTTCCGCAAGATACCACTCTTGCGGGCGGACGAGGGCTAAGACCCTTCCCCGCTCTTAGTAACTGTTCTTAGTCTAACGTTAATTTAACTTAATCGAGCAACAGATATACTGGCCCACACTCAGCTTGAGCGATGCCAGTTATAGCTGTCCCGACAATGGCCTGAGTTGTTGAAGCTGTGTCTTCAACGCAACCTGCGGTTTGGTTTGAAGCAACCACAGATTGTCCGACGGCAACAGCGCCGCCAGCGTCAGCCCAGCACACGCCAATTCCGCCAGTCTGAATCCAACCGTAGTAGGAAGCAGTCATAGCGATGTAGGCTACGCCAACGGGCGTGCCTGTGGCTGTGGTTGGCCATTGAATAACAGCGGCATACGGGTCGGCAATAAAGTCAACCTGTGTCGTCGCTGTCATGGCAACCTTGATGGGTTCGTACAGCTGGAAAGTACATACCGCAGCTGAAGCCGCAGGGTGCGACTTGATGCGATACAAAATTCCGTTTCCTGTACTGGCCTCGCCTGTGCCGAGCACATAACCATTTGCGTATTGATTTGCGGTTACGGTCACGTTGCCAGTGGTGGTAATTGACATATCACCAATGGAAGCGGCCGCTACCACAACGCTCTGGTTGGTCGTGTTCTCGGCGGCGGAAGCCAAAAGCTCACCAGCCGTTAATGCAGCAGCAGAGCTGTTGCGGGCATAGCGGAACTTTCGTCCATCGTGTGTTACACCGATTGTACCAAGGTCGTGTTGCGGGACTTCTTCCTCATTATGAGGGTCAATCCCATAGATAACAGGTACTCCTGTGAACATTGTAGTGAATTCTCATCCTTTAAGGATTTCTCCATAGAACAAGAATTGGTTAATTGTTATGCGGCGGCAACGGTAATCAGGTTGAAGTCACAAGAGGTCGCAGACCCCTCGTTGACATACAACGCCGAACCATCTCCGCCATCAGTCTTCGCATAAAGGCAGCCAACGGCATATCCTGAATCTGCGTCTGTCGGAACAGTTGTGCCGTGTGCGAATAAGGCATTACCCGAGCCATCGGTCAGTATCACGTTGTCACTTCCTTTATTTTGCGATGCGACAGCCCCGTAATAGGGCGTGTCCTGAAAGTTCTTTGGTGTTACGTCTCCCATAATGGTTATGAGGTAACGCCTGTTCTTACTGCACTGGTTTTAGGCTTAAGCCCAACGAGTTGGCCGTACCACTGTAGTCTTCCGACAACAGCGTCTTGGTTCACTCCCTGAAGCCAGCCAGTCCATCCAAAGCCATTCCTTTCACTCTCGACTGTAAAACCAGTCGGCTGAGGAACGCGATAGAAGTCTAAGTACTTCTCGGTAATCGTATAGATATACCCAGCAGTACATTTGGGGTCAGCAACAACGGGTACCCCCCTGAAAGACAAAGCCCTGAAACCTTGGTTTCCACCAATGTTCTCGATGGGGCGTGAGCCTTCTGGCGTTAAACGAAACTCTCTAACGCCGACGTTATGCGAAACTGTCGGGGTAATGAGGGCTTCATAAAACGTCCAAACAGCGGGCGTGGTCACAATCAGGCTTGGCATATCTGCGCCAAAAGCTGCGGCATCGAAATCCGACGCAAGGTCGGAAAGAGCCAATGAACCACTCTGTGCTGTTCGGGTTGCTTGCCAGTCTGAGTAGGTTGAGCGGGAAAGGTTTCCGTATGTCGTGACACTCGTTGAGTCATCGATGTAGGCAGCGATACCAAGGATGTCCTTGGAGGCGTTGCCAGTGCCGTCGCCATAGAGCTGGGTGCCAAATTCGTCTTTCAACCAATTTGTCCTGAACTCCATTTCAGCGGCAATCAAATCAACAACCGCAGCATCACCCTTGTTCATAGCACGCTGAATTCCTGAAATAGGAACCGAAACATACATCTGAGAAGGATTGAATTCTGCGTTTTCGCGGATGTTCTCCTGAGTCGTCGAGAGAACGTCGAAACCAAAGTATGAACCGCCAGACGTAATCGTGTGGAGGTTTACTGGAACGACGATTTTGTGACCGCCTCTCCAGGGTTTTTGGTTTCTCATCCAGCGCATTGTCAAAACGTTGCCATCGAAAATCTGGTCAATGACGCGCGGAATAAACCTGTCCTGCGTAATAGTCGTTACTGGTTTGTTTAATGCAGGCATTATTTTCCTCGAATTTAATTATTATTCGAGTCCTGCTTCAGCGATGGCGTCGCTGGCGATTTCCGTCAACGACTTGTTAGAGTCGTCTTTGGGGCTTCCCCCTCCAGAGCTTCCTTCGTGTTTGGGAAGACTTGGCTTTGAGGATATGTCTTTCTTGGTCTCTTCAGCGGCTTCCTTTTTGGATTTCTCCAAGTCTTTGTAGATGTTGGCGGCGCCTTTCGGCGTTGTGGCTCCGTATTTATCCGCAGCCCCTTCCTTCATCCACTTGACGAAAGCCTTCTTATCAAGACCAAGCTCTTCCACAACCTCATCAACCTGTTCGTTGAAAGTAGCCTGTTCTTCTTTATCACGCTGAGCCTCGGCATCCTTTTCCTCTTTAAGAACCTCTTTGTAGAGATTCTTGAGGTAAGTCTTTGCCTCAAGCTCTTTCTTTTGCTCTGGCGTCAAACCGCCTGAATCCTTCGCTTTTAAGGACTCTACTTCTTTGGACAATTCCTTCGTCTTTTCATTCACTTCTTTGAATCGTGAATAAGGAACCGCCTTTTCTTCGGTTTCAGCGGTTGACGACTCCTCAGAGGCTTCCGAAGTTTCCTCTAAATTTACGTCTTGTTCATCTTCCATAAGCATACATTTTTTAACGCGGTTCTGTCCGCGAGCGCTTAGGTGACCTTTTTATATTTACTCGCCCGTTCTGATAATTTCTTTTTTGGTCGAATTTTGGACCCGTATTTCTCGGTCCAGCGTTTTGCTATGTCTGGATGCTTTGCGTATAAAAACCTTCTTTGTGCTTCTGATTTAAATGGCATGTTATTGCGGCGGTAACGGTTGTACTCCCTGTAAGCCTTCGGCCTGTTGGGGAACGGCGGCCTGTTGTCCTCCTCCCTGTAAGAGTGCGCCCGAATGCGTCTCAACGAAATCCTGTACGGCGCTGTCAACGTTGGAAATCTTAATCATCTTGTATAAAGTTTTAAGCCCAATCGCTTGCATCTGCCAAAGCTGCAGGGCTTCCTGATGTATTGAAATCTCATCCTTGGGAAGTGTGCTTCCTGGCTTGACTATCAGCTTGAATCCTTCAACTTTGCTTCCGACAAAGTTCCTGACAAAATCCAGCCCGTCTTCTCCCAATACCGAGACTGTTCTCGGCTGGGTGTAGAAAAGCTTAATTAGCTGCGTCCACCACTCCGCTATCTCATCCATCGCTCTTTCGAGCTGTCGGGCTACCGCGTCAATTCTTCCAAGGTCGGCCTGCCTCAAGAGCTTCCTGCCTGTTGCGGTTTCCCTGCCTTCCCTCTCGCCCCTGGTCGTTGAGTGAATTCCCCAGATGTTGTCGAACTCCTGGCGCGATGTCTGCAAATCCTCAAACACCTGAGCGGGTATCTGGCCTGGTACGCCGTACTTAATCTTCTGCTCGTTGGCGGCGTCCTTGCCGTAGATAATCTGCCCTGGCTCGTTGGAGAGCTTGCGCGCCTCCTCCTCGCTCATAACGTCCGAATCAATGTGCAAGTTTGGGTTGGAAACAAAACTCGTAATATCCTCTATTTGACGTTTCCTGATGTTTATGTTGTCCTGAATCCTTATCATCTGCTGGACGTAATCCGTGTCCCCGATAATACTCTCTTCGGTGTGAAAAATGGATTTTATGATATAGGGCTTGCTGGGCTTGTCAAAGAAATTCTTCTTCTTGTTTTTGAAATTAAAGAACGGGTTTGATTCTTTCTTCAGAATCTGACCGCCCCCTTTCCAGACGACATACTCGTTCGTCCAGACCTCCTGTATTGAAAACGTCCTCTCACGCCTCTTGTTCTCGGAGTCTTCTGGCTTTTGCTTGAGCAGGTCTTTGGCGACGTCCTCTCCGAAGAAACCAACTACCTGGTCATAACTCATCTCCAAATCCTCGATGATGTATTTCAGGTCTCTTACGCTTCTTCCAAGCCTAGGAAGGCGTATGCGTCGGGGGTCCACTACCCGCAGGCCCACATCATCAATATCTTTCTCCCAGGTAATCTTAAACACCCCGTATCGCTTGATAAGCAAGTCTCTCATCCACACCTCGGCTTTCTCCTGAAGCCCGTTGACGTCCATCAGGTAAGCAAGCAACTGCTGAAGCTGTCTTGCGTTATCCTGGGCGGCCTCCGTCTCTTCATCGCTCCTTACCTCAATGTCGGGCAGCCTTGCGCTGGCAATAGGAATCATGGTCTCAATCGCCATGAATATGCGGTTTTCCACCGCCTTGGATTGTCTTTTGGAAAAGATGGAGGCGACATCGGTCTGGTTTCCCTTGTAGTATTCTACATTTTGTTCCCAGACGCTCTTAAGCTGAGCATGGAACTCTTCGCCCTCTTCTTCCCATTCTCTAATCTGACGAAGCAATTCCTCGTCAGTAAGACTTTCTTCAAATTGTTCCTTTTCTAGCGGTTGTTGTTCGATGACTGTTGCCATTTTTCTTCGTGCTCAAAAGCTTTTAATACGGCCTCGCGGCTGTTTATATCGTGGCCGAATTCCCTTAAGAGCTTGTCTTTGTGCTCTTTGTCTTTTTTCATTTTCCCTTCGTGCTCTTCTTGGGCTTTCTGCATATCCTCCCATTGTTTCGGGTATAAAGTTTGGAATCCAGCCTCGCCATACTGTATCAAATCTTTCCTGTGCTTCTTACGTTCTATTATAACACGCTTTGACAAATTGTAGTAGGGGTCTTTTAATTTGTTTGTAATCTGGCGTATAGATTTGTTGCGGCACTTGGGGCATCGGGTAGCCCACCACTCAACCCAGCGGTTCTTTTCCTTGACTGGCTTGGCGGAAAAGTCCAAATCGCAGTCTCGGCAGAAAAAATCTATTCTAGCGGTCATAGTTTTTGAAATTACCCGTATCGGTTACCATTTTGGGCTCTTTGAAGTGGGCGACATACACTCCAGGGCGCTCTTCCTCAACGACAAACGAGTCTTTTTCCTTTAGCGGGCTCTTTAACGTCTCTTTTTTGCTTATGAAGCCGCCTTTCTGGTACTTCATAAGGAAATACAGGGCATAAACCATGGCGTCCACCATGTCGTCGTAGTCTCCGAAAGGAAACGCGAGCGCCTCATCGAACAAGTCCCTGTTTTTAATCTGAACGAGCCTCTGCTCGAACAAATGAACAACCGAAAGCAACCTTGTAAGCTTGTCTTTAGGACGTTTGGAGCTGTCCTTCGGGCTTGCGGAAAGCTCGGCGCTGGTAACGGGTATGTATACGCCCTGTTCCCTGCCTTTTCTCGTAAGCAAGTCCCTGAAAACGCGCTGATAGGCCACCTCCTCTACTATAACACGTTCGGGCTCATATACGCGATACAATTCTATAACTTTGTCAACCTGTTCGTGGACCCCCCACTTGCCGCGCTCGGCGTGAAGCTCTTTGAACATGCCCTTATCGGTCTGGCCGAAGACCACTATGGCGCGATAATCGGAAGTTTCTTTCTCGGAAATAGCAGGGTCAAACGCAAGAGCCTTGTTTATGATTTCTCCCTCGGCAATAACCCCGTCTATATGCTCAAACTTGATGGGCTGCTCTTCCAAGGATATGGGATTATTCTGATATTCCGCCTCAAAAGCGTACGAACCCAGCTCCGTGCGCAACTGTTCCAGTTTGTCGGCTGGCCACAGGTCTTCCCAGATAGAGACCCCCTTCGTGAGAGCCTGATACTTCTTTGAATAGAATTCGGGCTTTTCCTCAAGCTTTGCAATTAAAGAAAACTGGTGAAGCTTGGTTCCGATGTAAACAAGAGGGTTGCCTCTGTGGAGAGTAGGCATAAGAGTCCGCAGGAACCAATACTGGGTCTTATCCCGCTGGTCCTTGGAATAGATGACCTCCTCATCCTCCAAGTCGTCGCAGATGATGATGTCAGGACGGAAACCGCGAACCTGGAAACCGCGTCCCTTGGCTCTTATGTTGGTTCCGTTTTTCAAGATCAGATGGTCTTCCGTCCACTTGTCTGACTTCTGTTCCCCGAAATCCTCGAATATCTTCTCGTTGTTCTCCAGCTCAACCCTTATCTTCCTCATCTGCTCGATAGCAAGCTTACCCGTAGCAGAAACAATAAGTATGTCCTTCTTTTTCGCATATAAAGCCATCCAGAGAGAAGAAAACACGGTGGTTATCGTAGACTTGGCAAAACCACGGGGAGCGACAATCAGAACACGCTCCTTCTTTCCCCGAATCGCATCGGTGAGCATCCCGTATATCTCCTTGTGGAACTCAGGGGTCTTGCTTGTGCAGAAATGGGGAAGATAGGTTCTTATGAACTTCTCAAGATTCGCCTCGCAAACACGCTTCCTCTGCTCAGAGACAAGAGAAAGCAGCTCTTCATACTTAGACAACAGTTCACTCATTTAGTCAATAGTTAATGAAAAAATATGGGGGATATGGGTGGGGTTAAATATATATATCTTGACGGGGGGCTTGGGGGGCATACCCCACCCCTTTGAATGTGAGCATAATCAGTATTATGCCCCCTTTAATCCCTTTAGCTCCTTGATTAGCTCATTGATACGCTCTTTAAGCTCATCATC